AGCACCGTTGCCGATGTTCACAAAGGGGTCGGATGCCTCAATAAAAGTGAGATCGAGCCGCGGCTGATACGCCGCAAGCTTTGCATCGAATGCACCGCCAACGAAACCGCCGACCCGATTGCGGATGATGAACGGCATCAGGCAGTCTGTCCCAGGCGCAGGGCCAGCGTGATGGCCAGGTCGGCCAGCGTCGCGTCGGCCGTGCCGGCGTTCACGATCTCGATGTCATCGGCCGCGTTGAAGTTGGTCGAGGTGGCGAAGGTGAAGGTGGCCACCGTGCCGGCCGCGGCGAAGTCGATCGTGCCGATGTTGGATCCGTTCTTCTTGATGTCGAGCGACACGGCGCCGGTGGCTGCCACGCCCGCGGTGACCCTCGAGATCGGCAGCCCGGACAGCAGGTAGCAGTCCCGGATGATCTCGAACTTGAACAGCACCTGGGCGTCACCAGGTACGCCTTCGTAGTAGGCGGCCAGGTCGTAAGGGGCCGAGGTGCTGAACTGCGCGTCCACGTAGGCCTTGGTCGCGGCCTCGAGCGCCGCGGTCGGATCCGCGGGCAAGGTGAGCGAACCGGTCAACGTGCCTCCGGCGAGCGGCAGGAAATCGCCGGAGGCCGTATCACGGTCCACAGGAACCCAATTCGAGCCGTTCCAGGACAACAGGTCATCTGCCACGACGCCGGTTGTATCGACGTCTGAGAGCCCTGTGATGGCCAGGAGCTGATTGGCCCAATTGGATCCGTTGTAGATGAGGAGCTCGCCGTTGGCCGCGGAGGCCGAGCTCACGTCGGCATGGTCGTCCATGACCTGGGCGGCGAGCGCGGCCAGGGTGTCGGCCAGGGCCTGCTCAGCAGCCGCCTGGGCGGCCTCTGCTGCCGCCTGTGCGTCTTCGGCGAGCTGGGCGGCCTGCTCTGCCCTGGAGATGAAGACGTCGTCAGGGACGCCTCCTACTTGCGATACGTTGCTCATGCCCAGCCCGTCCTATTGTTCTCTCGTGAGGTGTATGGGTGCCCACCGCCGCCCCAGGCGTTCTGGATCTCGGTCACCGACCCGGAGTAGAGCTCGGCGTCGTTCTGCTCGATGATCTGCTGCTTGGCCTCCTCGAACATGGTCTTCCAGATCGGGATCCGCTGCATGGCCGCGTCCTCGGGTTTGAGGTAGGGCTCGGCCTCGAGCAGGGTCGCGTACAGATACAGGTCCGGCGCCTTGGCCAGGACGTTGTTGTCGCTTGTCGGCGTGTCCAGGATCCCGGACAGGTCACAGTAGTACTGCCAGGTGACCAGGGTGGCTGTCTCAGGCGCCGGGTGCATCACCAGGGCGTCCCGGATCCGGGCGAACACTTCAGGCTCGCCGGTGTACGGAAGGCCCTCACGGTTGCGCGCATAGCGCCTGGCGAGGAGCTCCTGCTGGCTGACCCGCTGCAGGGGCTTGCCATCGACCGTCGGCAAGGTGCCGGTCACCTCATCCCAGGGATGGACCTGGAACGTCAATGTCTCGAGGTAGTCGCTCGGAAGGTCAATCTGCTCGGACAACAGCACCTCGGTGGATCCCGGACCTGGGTCCGGCGTGATCCGCATGTCGTACCGCACGAGCTTCTCGTTGTTGTGGTTGCGATACCACCGGAAGATCTTGCGCTCGGCCAGGTAGATGAATGTCGGGATCTGCTGGTCGAGGTTCCGCTTGTTGAGCCAGTCCCTTACAGCATCCTGGAGATCCTGGTAGTTCTGGATGATCCTCGCCACGAGCTCACCCTAGCCGTTTGGGTGTTCGCTGACGTTTGAAGCCGGATCCAGGAGCGTCGTTGTACCTGGCCGGCCTCGAGGCGGTGGGTCGGTTCTTGCCGGATCCCGCCTCTTTGTCACCCTGCGGCTTGCGCCCTCGAGGGTTGACCCTTTTGAATGATCTCAGCATGTGAGTCTCCCTGTTATGGCGAGGGGCCCGAAGGCCCCCTGCCGTGTTACGCCGGCGTGGCCGCGTAGATGCCTGGCAACGTGCTGTCGGTGATGTCGCCGAGCTCGGCTCCCAGGTTCGCTGGGAAGTCTGCTGCGGTCTTGTTGGTCCACCTCGAGCGGTTGTAGACACCGGCCACCTGGTCGGCGTCGCCCAAGAATGCTGCATCCTTGAGCGGGTGAATGATCGTGTCGCCCTCGGCCAGGCCGGGGGTGTTGCGATCGGATCGGCGGTAAATGCCGCCGCCCATGTTGTCCCAATCGGGATCGAGTACGGTCATGCGTTGCTCCTACTTTCCGAAAGGCCCGCCGGAGCGACGACCCTTGTTGTAGTTGCGATCGAAGGAACGCATCCGGGCGCCGGCACCAGGAGGTGCTGACGTCGGGTTCGCCTTCTGCTTCCGCCTCATGGTCGGGGAATGAGCCATATGTCTCATGCCATCTCCTTGCGGTAGTCGTTGAGGATTTGTGCTCCTAGCTTCGGCCTGGTGACAAGCCGGCCAGACTGCGAGCGATTGATAGAGAGCGGCCGTTCGCGATGAGCGTCCGCGGTCATCTTCGAGTAGTGAGTGTCGAACCACTTGTGGAACTTCGCCTTTAGATCTTTGTCGGTGGCGAAGTCGGCCCAGGTCTTGTCCTGGCGCATCAACCAATCATGGATGACGATCCTGGGGATCGAGGCCTTGTATCCAAACCCATGGCGCGAGTACTGACTGCCCTCGGCGATCGCTTTCGTTCGATCAACATACGGCCGCAGGTCTTCCTTCCAGCCGCGGTAATGCACGAGCTGGCCGCCCTCGTAGTGACGGCCAAGGTATCGCACAGTCCCGCCGTTGGCCGATACCGGGAGCTTGGCCGGGTTACCCCTGAACCGCTCCCGGATCGACCTGGTCGGAGCCTGGGCGGTTATGGTTTTAACCGCCTCCATCAGGCTATGGGACTACCAGGTTGTCCTGGATCCCATCGAGCAGGAAGTGGGCGTCCGTGTTCAACACGGCCACGGTGGACTCACGCAGGATCTGACGGTTCTCAGCGTCGCCCGTGCGCGCCAGGGGATAGTCCCTGGTAGCCCGGAGGACCGGAGTCGCCATGTACTGGAAGTCGATGCCCGCCATGATGTTCAGCGTCGCACCTGGCTGGGCAGTACGCTCAGCGTTGCGGTCGATCACGACATCAAGCTCTCCGAACGGGCTGACATACAAGTCCACGACGTTGACCAGGGCGGTGCCCGTGCCGAAGTCGCGCTCGCGGCCTGCGCTGTTGACCCAGGTGCTGATGTACCTGGCGCCCTTGGGAGGAACGATCAGGTACGACGGGTTGCCGCCCAGGTCGTAGGCTGCCTCGTGCTGGGTGAGGATCTCATCCTCGAGAGCTCGAGGGTCACCGGCGCCGGCGACAGCCGACGTTGCGACCAGGGTGCCGCCATTACGGCCAGCTACCATCTGCTCCTGGAAACAGGCCATCTCACGAGCAGTACCGACGCCGCCGCCGACGGCAGTCTGACGACCACCCGTCGGAGCACCGATGACGGTGATCTCCTCATCATTGGCCAGCTCTCCGTAGCGTAATTCAAGCTGGTAGCTCATTTCGGAATCCCGCCCGTACTTGTCCACCTCCTCGAGGGAGCCGGAGATCCGAGCGACTTTCGTCATGATCTGGCAGTAGTTGTTGAGCTCCGACACAGACTGACTCTGGTCGGTGCCGGCGTCCGCACCTTCTGCTACCGCGTTCTTGTCAGCGGGCTGAAGGACGTCTTCCGTCCACTCGTGAAATTTTGCTGTGGCGCGTATCGTCCGAGACATCGCACAGACCGGGTTGTCTACCGGGCTGATGTTGTAGATGACATCCTGGACATCTTCCGCCTGCCGCAGCTGTTGGTAGGTTTCAAATGCCATTGAATTTGGTTCCTAAAACAAAACCGTCAACGGCCAGAGTTGCGCCTCTCGTTCGCGAGCTTTTGCATGAACATCTCGCGGGCCGAACCATCGCGCCTGGCGTTGGTTGAGGCCAGCACGGCGTCACGCGCCTGCGTTTCTGACCGGGTGAACCGGCCAGTGCGTTGATCTCGAGGGACGTTGGTCTGACGATCGGACGGTGGTTGCTGCTGTTTGGACTCCTGGATCACCTGCGGCAGCTGCTGTCGATCCATCATCGAGATGAGGCCGACGATCCGGAGGAAATCATTCTCCCGGTCGAACTGCTGCGGGGCCATGAGGCCCTCCTGTACCACGAACTTGCGGAGCTTCCCGTAGAACTCGTTCTGAGAGTCCCATCGGGGTTCATGCCACATGAGCATCTGAGAAGTACTGTTGGAGATCCTGTTAAAGACCTGGTCCTTCTTAGTCGCCGCTTCCTGGTCAGCCTGTGCGAATGCGTTCTTGAGCATGGCACTGCCACGCTTCGCTTGTTCGTAGGCTTGTTTCCAGGCTGCGATCTGCTCCGGCGGCATCGCCGATATGTCCTGTTGCTCATACGCCTGGAGGTTCGCGTCCACCACCTGGGTGATGATCGCGGACTTGCGCTCGAGCGCGGCCTGGAACTCAGTGAGCTCCTCGCCGAGGGCTGCATGCTCCTGTCGCACTCTGCCCATCATCTGCGTCTTGCGCGTGTAGTCGTCCTGGCGCATGCCGGACTCCTCCGTCAATCGAAGGAGCTCGCGGACATCCGCTGCCGTGAACCGCTCGCCATCTATGTCGATTCCGTCGTCGTATGACTCCTGCAGGTTGGTCGTAGACTCCTGCGAGGTTGGTCCCTCTGTCGGTTGATCGGCCAGGGCCGGTGGCTGCACCTGGTCTTCTTGGATGTCACTACTCTGCGGCTGCCTGGGAGCGGGCGGCTGTCCAGGATCTAACCGTGGATCCGCACTGTGCTCACCGGGGCGATAGTCGCCCTGCCTCTCGGCCTGCAGGTTACGCATGAAGTAGTTGTGGATCGCATCCTGCCCTTCACCCAGCGGCTGGGGTAGGGCTTCGTGCGCGTTTGGACCTCGAGACTCCGGCGGGGTGATCGGAACGATCGCGTTCGGTTGGTCTGAGGTCGGGGTATTCGTTGATTCGCTCATAGGACTATCTCGTTGGGGGGCTTGTTGTCATACGGATCGTAGTTGGGGCCGGCGATCCGTTGCTCACGATCGCGAGCAGCCTGCTGCTCACGCTGTACTTCAATCTCCTCCCAGGCGCCCATGAAGGCCTGGAGCTCCTCCTGGAACTCAGTGATCACTTTGAGCTTCACGCTGAGCTCGCCTAGACGGGTGGCGTCGCTCGACGGTGTCTCGTGTATGTCGTGCATCACCCGCTCGTTCATCATCTGCAGCGCCCACTGGCACCCTGGGTGTCGCAGGAACTGCTCGGCCCATTCGGCGCGCATTTTCATGTTGTGGGTTACGCGCTCGTCGGGCTCCGGGGATGAGAGCAGCTGCCTCCTCCTCGGTTCGCTTTGCAAAAAACGCATGACGCCGGACTCGGCGTCGGTTGGCATTCTCTCGTTCGTGGATCCGCTTGAGGGCGGCGCGTCGTCGTTCATTCATCAGCCTGCCTGTACGGCCACCGGCCGCGCTTGTTGTTTCTCGAGCTCGTACTCGCGGTTGAACTTCCATTTGTCGAACTCGAGGTTGCGACCGTTCCAATGGTTGTCCCAATCCATCTTCTCGTCTGCGCGCATGTTGTCGGAGCCCTTGTCGATGACGCTGAGCTCGAGCTCCAGATCCTTGCGCCGATCCTCGTTGGCCTGGAACTGCATCTGCATCTGCTGGATCTGCTGCTGCTGCTGCATGATCGCCTGGTTCATCATCTGCTGCTGCTGCATCGCCTGCATGACCTGGGGATCGTTCGGCTGCTTCATGTACCTGGACGTGTCGCCGATGCCCATGTGGTCGAAGGCGTCGTCCAGGAGCGCATGCTTCTCCTCCATCGTGAACAGAGGCTGCAGGGCCGGATCCGACGCGATGAGCTGGTAGGCGGTCATCAGGAACTGCGCCTCTGCTCGGCGATCCTCCGGCGTGAGCGCGGCCCGGATCTCGATCTTGTTCCGCTCGATGAACTGGCTCGGATCGATCTGCTGCCACTGGCCGGCATGCTCAACCATCAGGGGCTGCTTGTCGTACTTGCGGCCCAGGTTGTAGATCTTGAGAGCGATCTCAGACAGGAAGTCGGAGCAGTAGTCCCGGACACCCATCATCGACCGGCGGTTGCTGGCGTTGGTCAGGCGCTCGACCATGTCGTCGGCGTTTTGATACCTGATGGCATCCGTATTCATGCCCTTAGCGAGCCTGGAGAGCCCTGTGCGGGTTTCCTTGTCCTGCTCGAGCTGCTCGTACACCTGAGTCGTATAGGGGCTCAGAGGCGGCGTGGTGAGCGGCTCGAGGTCTTGCATGTTGGCCCGCATCCAGATCAGGGAGCCGATGTTGTTGTCCAGGAGCTCGCGGGGATTCTTGACGGCGCCGGTGCGCGCCTTCCACCTCGAGGTGTTGCCCATGGCGATGTTGTCGATCGACATGCGGAGGATGTTGGACTTCGACCACTGGATCGGGCCGGCCAGGTCCGCGTCGCACAAGCCGAACTCGGCGTGGCTGACCTTGTACTGCACCCACTCAACGAACGGGTAGCCGTCCTTGCACTCCTTCCAGAGCTCGCCGGACGTCGGGTTGGTCAGGAGCTCGCCCTGGGACCATACGAACTTGTAGAGCTTGGTGCCGGAGATGCCTGGGTCGGTGTTGCCGGCGGCGAACTGATCCAGGTCCAGGTACGCCCAATGGAAGTAGACCGTGACGATCTCCTGCTCCGGGCTCCGCTTGTGCCGGCGAGCTCGCGACCAGGTGGAGTCGTGTGCCTTCCTGGCCGCGTCCTCCTCGTTCTGCCGGAACCTGTAGTCCAGGTCCAGGTTCATGACCTGATCCTCATCGAAGCCCATGTCGATCAGCTGGTAGCGGCTGAGATCGCACTGGTAGCCGGCGAAGGCGCCGTCCTCGACATAGGTGACGTTGGGGTCGCGGAAGTATCGCTCCGGCTGGATCAGGCAGACGTGCGGGAAGGACTCATCCTTCTCCCAGGCCGCCTCGCCGAAGTAGACCTGGAGCGGGCCCTGGGGTCCGTTGACGACCTCCTCGCGGATCTCGGTGAAGCCGCGGAAGCCTGGATCCGCCTGGAGCATCATGAGCTGCTGGCCGACGATGCCCTCGAACCGTTGTGTGGTCTTCTCTGAGTCGGCCTTCCACTCAACCTTGGCCACCGCCCGCTTGGCGACAAAGGCGTCGTGCAGGCTGTCCCTGATGATCCTCTCGCCCTTGTTCTTGCCGGAGTAGAAGTGGTTGTTGACGTACCTGGTGGCCAGGTGCGACGTCGTGTCCTGGTCGTCCTCCGGCAGGAACTTGAAGAACTTCGAGTTGGACTGAGTCGATTCCCGGTACAGGGCCTTCTGACTCTCGACTATGTCGTGGACGTCGGCGGTGATGTGCTGAGAGCGACCGCGCTTCTCGTTGCCCAGGCGGTCAAGGGCGTAGTGGACATGGTTGCGCTGGCGTTGCTCGGAGATCTCGGAGCCCTGGATCGTGTCGGACTCGATGACGTTGGCCTCGAGCGTGTTGACGATCCGCTTCGAGTCGATGTTCGCGCTCTCGAGCTCGCGATCGTAGGCTAGGCTGAGCTCGGCCACAGGGCGTCCTCCTGGTCGATTTGCGTAAATTCGCCATCCAGGGCGTCCTCAGAGCCCCGTGTGGCGGGGTTTTCAGTTTCCAGGGTACGGACCTGCCCGCGATCGGCGGGAGGCCAGAGCACGATGTCAGAGCCCTGCTGAGAGAATCCTGGGCGGATCCATACGGTACATTCGGGGCAGCGGATCTCGAGAACCTTGCGGCCGCCGCGGTTGGATTGAGTGTTGAGAGGTTCGGTGCCGCGCCACTGGCACTGCAGGTTCGGGCACTTGTAGATGGAGTCGGGCTCGGGGCCGCCTTGCAGCTGCTCGAGATCGTTTTCTATAGACCTGTCCACTCCGGATGCCAGCCCTCAAAGTCGTCCTCACTCTCGACTTCTGAAGCCTCATCGTCCTGGTCGAACAGTCTGTCTCCCTCCCCTGCACCTAGTAGGCCGTAGTGCACGGCTTCCACTGCGTGACTCGTGGCGTCCTTCACGGGTCGGTCGTGGTAGCGGTCACCCTGCGACGTCTGGATCCGCGCAAACTGGTAGGCGCCCGCTAAGCCCCGGATTATGGTCGTGCATCGCTTGTGAATCAACACCGCAGGTGAACCATCGATGAGCTCGGTGAGCAGTGAGTCGAGGCTGGTGATCCGAGTCTCGAAGTCGTTGGTCGGCGCCGGGTAGCACTCGATGCCCTCGGCGTGGAGCATGTCCATAGGCGTGTGGTCGTCTGTCTGCGCCATGTCATCGCCGGCCGGGTCGCCCCATGTCTCGATCGAGTAGTTGTCGTAGCGGTCGTTGAGGAACCGCTTGAGCGATCGCCCGAACTTCTTGGCGCCGGTGTTCACCGTGCAGAGCTCATCTAGGATATACCAGTTGCCGGCGACCTGCTGCTGCATGATGACCGCCGCCGGCGTCCGGCCGAAGTCGATGCCCACCACCAGGCGCCGGCCAGGAGTCGGCTCGACCCACTCGCTCGTGTGCAGCACCTGGTTGAAGTCCGGGTGGACCGGCCGGCCATCCACAAACAGGATGAACTCGTTCCCCAGGTTCACCCGGATCCAGGCCTCGTTGACCGCGCCGGCGATCTGCCGCTGGTAGTACCCCTCCGGCAGGTTGTGCAGGTTCTCGGCCTGGGGATTGATGGCCCAGGTGTTGCCGCGCTTCTTGACCGCTCCTGGCTGGATGTAGAAGCCCCACTCGTATGGATCGTCGTCCAGGACCGTGGCCTTGTCCGCGGTGCCCAGGGCCAGCTTGCCGAGCCAGTGATCGGCGTCCGGGGCGTTGCAGTCACCGATGGCCCCCTGCCAGTACTTGCCCAGGTCAGCCCTGGCCGGGAACCGGCCGACCCGACCCAGGAGCTGGGTCACTACCGTGTGGTTGAGCTCCTTCACCTCGTTGAACCACATGCCGGTGACCTGGAGGCCTCGAGCCTTGCGCTGGTCGTCCGGGCGATCGTAGGCCAGGAACAGCACCTCTGCGCGCACCACAGTGCCGTCTGAGCGCATGTAGCGGAAGGAGGCAGTTGGGCCCCGGCCCATGCCGCCCTCGCTGAAGGAGTGAGCTCCGCGCTCCTCAACGGGTGCGAAGAACTCCTTCCAATCCTTGATGGTCGTAGCCTGCAGGTCGGCGTAGGTGTTCCGGATCACGGCCCACCTCGAGATCCGCTCCCTGGGTTTGTCCGGTGCCACGCTCCTGGCCTTCTGGTTGTGGATCCGGCGCCAGACCTCGGCCATCGAGCTCTGCGTCTTGGCGGATCCGAGCGGGCCGATGATGACGCGCATGAACTCCCGGCCCTTGTGGAACTTCCGGATCGTGGGCCCAGGCGGCACGTACTCGAGGTGGACGTCCGCGGTGGC